GGAGTAATGAAATTGGTCAAGCCATTCGTGTTAGCGGATTAGGTCCAGAGGCTTCTATTCACAACGTAGCAACTTACTTAAATCCAGGTAACATGAGTACACAAATTACGCAAACCATTGACTTGGCTATGCAATACACAAAAGAAACATTGGGTATTTCAGATGCTGTACTTGGTAACGTAAACCCTACTAATACGTCTGCTATCATTGCAGTTCAAAAGTCTGCTGCTGTTCCTTTGGAAAACGTTAAACATAACGGTTATAAGTTTATTGGCGACATTGTAGACATTTTGCTTGATATGATGGGTACTTATTACGGTACACGTCCAATTTTCAAGGAAGGTCCAAATGGCGAAAAAACAATGCAAATGTATGATTTCTCTCAACTTAAAAACTTGTGGTTATCCACTAAAGTAGAAGTTGGCGAATCATCGTATTGGTCTGAAACATTGGTATCACAAACATTGGATAACTTGCTTCTTAACGGTCAACTTGATTTTATTGAATACTTGAAACGTATTCCAGGTTCATTTATTCCTGAAAAGCAAGAATTGATTGACAAGTTAGAAAAGAAAGCACTTGAAGCATCACAGCCACAAGGTCAACCACAACAGCCACAAGCAAACAATTATGAGCAAATGGCACAGTTCTTTGACACATTACCAAAAGATGTACAAGACCAACTTCATCAGTTACCACCAGACCAAATGGAACAACAAGTTTTACAGATGATGCAACAACAACCACAACCACAGGGGTGATTACGTTGAAGAAAAAAGTAGATAAACTTAAAATGGCTTTTGAAATGAGCAAAAAAGACATGAAGTCTGATAAAGGCATGAAAGAGTCTAGCAAAAAAGAAATTGCAATGGATAAAAAGAAACATAAATAATTACTAGTCGTGTAGTGGACTAGTTCAGAACATATAGCGACTATAAATAAGTATATGGTATCGGACTAGTATAGATTGTCTTTTTACCTGTGATAGACGTTAAAGAAAACAGAAACAATGATGCCCAACCATAGGCAGGAGGATTTAACAATGGAAGATTTTCAAGACAACGTACTAGATGCAGGGTTATCTGACACACCAACAGATACAGCAGACTTAGGACAAGACGATGGTATTGATTTTGAGGATTTCAGCCTTGACGAAGGTGATGATACAGACTCTTATCAAGAAGAACCATCAGAGCCACAATTTAATCAACAAGGGATTCGCATCAAATACAATCACGAAGAGCGTGATTTATCGTATGACGAAGCCGTTGAATTGGCTCAAAAAGGCATGAATTACGAGAAAGCGATGGAACGTGCTTCCCAAGAAGCGGAGCAACGTGCTTTAGATAATTTCATTGCCCAACAAGGATACGAATGGAATGACCAACCTATCACTACTTATGCAGAATACCAACAAGCGTTGGCTGAACAAGAGTTGATGGAAAAGTATGGTAACGTTCCTGAAGAAGTAGTCCAAGAATTACTTGAAAATCGTAGATTTAGAGAGCAGTATATGGCTCAACAAGAAGAAGCAAAACAACAACAGTATCAAAATCAACAATTCCAAGAATTAGTTGAATCGTTCCCTGATGTTGATCCAGAGTCTATTCCATCGGACGTATGGCAAAAATTTGAGAGTGGTATCCCATTGAAATATGCGTATATGGAATATGAGATGACTAAACTCAAAACAGCAAACACAATCCAACAACAAAACTTACAAAATAAAACTAAAGCACCAATTCAAGGGGTTACCTCATTTGGGAATGGAGAACCTCAACAATCGAGAGATTTATTCTTAGAAGGTTTTGACTCCTAATTGGTATAAGGAGAGAATTTAACAATGGCAATTAACTTAGCATCTAAATATTCGACAAAGATTGATGAGCGTTTCAAATTAGGTTCTTTAACTGATTCCGCAGTAAACCAAGACTACGATTGGACAGGTGTTAAAACAGTTTCTGTTTACTCCATTCCAACAGTAGCAACAGCAGCATACACTCGTACAGGTACTGCACGTTATGGTACTGCTTCTGAATTACAAGATACTAAAACAGATTACACTTTGTCCCAAGATAAAGCATTTACTTTCACAATTGACCGTGGTAACGCTAATGAGCAAATGATGGTTAAAGATGCAGGTAAAGCACTTGCTCGTGAAATCGACGAAGTAGTAGTTCCTGAAATTGATACTTACCGTATTGCTGCAATGGTAACTGCTGCAGCTGCAAACGGTGGTACAACTACTAATGCTGTATCGGCTTCCAATGCTTACTCGTACTTCTTGAAAGGTACTGAATACCTTTCGGAGAACAAAGTTCCATTGTCCGGACGCATTGCTTTTGTAGCACCTACTTTCTACTCGTTCATCAAACAAGACAGTGGTTTCATCAAAGCATCTGACATGGCACAAGGTATCACAATCAAAGGTCAAGTAGGCGAAATCGACGGTGTTAAAATCGTTGTTGTTCCATCGTCTTACCTTCCTGCAAACACTTCGTTTGTACTTGCTCACCCTGCAGCAACTGTAGGTCCTAAAAAAATGCAAGATTACAAAATCCATGATAACCCTCCTGGTAAACAAGTAGCATAGCCGTCTACGATGCCAGGCTTAGCAGAAATGCTGATGTAAAATATTTGGGAAAATCGGTGAAGGCTAAATCGAAAGATATGCTAATACCGAGGTAACTTATGGTATAATAACTATAAGCACCGTAACGCATAGATATGAAACTTCGGTGATAAGTAAACCTAGGAGGTATGACTTATGCAAGAACAGTTTTTTACAATACCATTTTCAACTAACTACGAAATTTCTAAGTTAGGAAATGTCAGAAATCGTTTTACAAAACAAGTATTAAAACCACAAATTGGAACAACAGGTTATTATGGTGTAAACATTAAAAATTCAAATGGAAAATTTAGAATGATGAAAATCCATAGAATAATGGCGCTTACATTTTTAGATAACCCTGAAGAGAAAAGAACTGTAAATCATAAAGATGGAAATAAATTAAACAACAAACTTTCCAATCTAGAATGGGCTACAGACTTAGAAAATTCAACACACGCAAGAGAAACAGGACTTTGTGAACAAGGTATAAAGTTAAAAGCAACAAACATTGTTACAAATGAAACGTTTATCTTTGCAAGTCGTTCCGAATGTGCAAAATACTTAAATACAACAAAATTTTATATTAGTCGTTGTATTAATAAAAGAAATGGCATTTATAAAGAATGGAAATTGGAATCACTAGAAGAATATAAATATCCACGAGTCCCAAACCCTTAAGTCATAGCGACAAGGTGAAAATATATGCTGAACTTATAGGAAACTATAAGAAGTAAAGGATAAAAAGCCTTTACGATAACACATTGATCAACGGTTGGTTGGTAGAAGGTCGCTTTATCTACGATGCATTCGTATTGACAAGCAAAGTTAAAGCAGTATACGCTCATAAAATTGCTTAATTGATTTACAATGTACCCTCCCATGAGGGGCTAACATACATGGTGACTATTCATATTTGAATAATAATAGGTGGTGAAATAGATGATTAAATTTCAAGCAGAAAATGGCGAAACTCTAATCGCTCGTGATGAAGTTCAAGCTGCGGCTATGAAAAACGGCGGACTCGTAGAAGTCGGAGAAGTAGAAAACGCTGTTGAAGCAACACCTATTGAGGAAGCAACAGCAGAGGTTATTGCTGAAGCAGAAATTGCTGAAGAAGTTGCTCCTACTACAACTAAAAAAGGTAAATAAGTAACTGAAAATGGGGGAAGGTGTAAAAGCCTTCCCTTTTTTCAAATTAATAAGGTGGTGAAATAATGGCTATAACCGCCAACACAGTATTTGAATTAACAATGGCACTTATTGATGAAATTGCTTCTAATGGCATTGTTGATGCACAAGGTGCGTTAGACTATCAAGGTAAAGCACCACGTTTAATCAACATTCTACAATTTGACTTATGTCGCAGATTAAATGTTACTCCAACTGTTATTTCATCTTTAAGTGATACACTAAGTGTTACTGATGATGTAGCATATCGTATTTTACCGTATGGATTAGCAGGATTAATGTTGTTGATTGAAGATCCACAAACAGCATCTTACTACAATTCCAAATACGAAGAATTACGAAAACAAATCCCATCTACTTGGGAAACCATCACAGACGTATATGCTGATGGGAGTGACGTTTAATGAATTACGCACAACAAATGACACAAATTGACCGTTTCCTTGGATTAAACGAAGATACAGCAGGTGACACACAACTTAAACTTGGCGAATCGTCATCTATGAAAAACTTTCGTTTAACAGAAAATTTCAAATTACAGAAGCGTGATGGATACAAACAACTATTTGATTCTATTGGTGCATATACTATTCGTGGTATGTGGTACGGTAACCTAAATGGTTCATATATATTGTTTTTTGTAGCAAATAAAAAGTTATACAAAGTAACAAACTTGCTTAGTCCTAGTCCTACTGCATTAAGTGGAGCATTATCAGTTGATGAAAAAACAACGTTGTTTGTTTCAAATGAATTTAATGATTCGCTAGGCGCAATGGAACAACGCATTTATTGCATGAATGGCACTGATTATATGTACAGCAATGGCACTTCTGCATTAACAACAGTCAATGGATATATTCCGCTTGTTAAAGTTGCAACAAGCCCTGCAGGTGTTGGTACAAACTATGAACCATTAAACTTGCTTACAGGTAAAAAGCATCAAACATTTAACGCAGATGGTACTTCAGATGACTATTTTATTGCAGAAACTAACATAACTAGTGTTGATAAAGTATATGTAAATGGTGTACTTAAAACAGCAACAACAGATTACACAGTTGACCCAACGTTAGGTAAAGTACATTTTGTTGTTAAACCTTCTACAGGACAAGATAACGTAGATATTTATTGGACTAAAGGTTCAGGTAGTCGCAGTGAGATTTTATCAAACAAATATGTAACTATGTTTGGATTAGGTAAAAATACTCGTGCGTTTGTATATGGTGCAACAAACAAAAATAGTTTTTATTACAGTGAATTGCGTATTGACGTTGGATTGCCAACGGTTGAATATTTCCACTCTTCCAATTTTGAAGTTGTGGGTGACTCAAAATACGAAATTACTGCATTGACATCGCAATATGATAGATTGATCGTTTATACTCGTGGTCAAACGTTTTATTCCATTCCATCTATCGGTGATTCTGCAACATACGGTATTCCATTAATGATTATGGAAACTAAAATGTTGAACAATAAAATTGGTAACTTTGTACCTGCTCAAGTGCAAGTCATTG